TGACGACCACAAGGTTTCCCAGTCTTAACATCAACCCAGTTTTCCTTAAACCAACGATCTAAACCACCTCTAGTCTTTGTCGTAGGTTTACTTTTTCTTCTTTGTGGCACGTTTTCTCTTCGTAGTGGTACTTTTTTTACTTTTTGAATAGCCAGAAGCAGTTCTTCTTTGACCATCTGGTCCTTTAATATCTCCCTTACATACTTTTACCGCATAAGCATTAGCATAAGCCGAAGGATATACCTTAAACTTACGCTTCGCTGCTGCTTTACCTCTGGCACATAATTTAGTCATGATTACATTTTACAAGAACAGCGTTTCTTACCGCCTTTTTTTTTCTTTTTTTTCTTTTTTGTTGTTGACATTCCGTAGGCCATAAGCAAAAAGGGTATCTTAGTATATTCTAAACGAAGTTTGGCCTAGTGTCTCTGGCTTCGCTAAATTAAACTGCTGTAAACAAAGATAACCGAAAGCATCAAACGCATGATCTACACCTAAATTTTTATTTGGCATACCTGTATTTGGGGCATAAGTTAACGTCCTGAGTGCTTTTATTAATTCTTTACATCGTGGGTGGATAAATGTTCTCCTCTCACCATTCGCATCATACAAGGCTGTGTTCACAGCAGTAATCTTATCTCTAATCTTCCAGGGTGATTTTGGACTCATAACTGTAAATCCATTCCTTCTTAAGATCGTATGGTCAGTTACACCTACACCACTGGTTTTTCTCGCACTACCCGTTGGGTCAGGACATGCAATTACTCTACGATCCACACCATATCTTCTTACAACTTCTTCCGCAAAATCCCAAGTTGTTGCTCCACCTGTCAGCATGATCTCATCAAAAACATAAAGACAGTCATTGTGCTTTACAGCACAGATTCCCGCCATCGGATCTACGTTAAAATCCAGTCCAATTAACAAAGGCATCAAATGTAAATCAACAGATTCAGTCGAAATATTTTCATCATCAAAACTTACAGCTACTAATCCTGTTAAATTCTCAAAGCTAGCTTCAAATTCTTGTCTAAATGTCCTCGCATCTAATTGACTCCTAGCTGCTTCAACTTCTTCTTCCGCAACATTACCCCCCTGGATCGTGGTGAAACTCCATCTTTGCCAATCATCTCTATCAGTTTCCCCACAAAAACACCACATATCATAAAACCAACTAGCAGTTCCATCTGGTGTGCTAATAAACAATGCCCACCCTTGTTTATCGGCCAAGGCAGGTCTTATGACTTCTGCCCATACATCTTGATCCATAAATGCAGCTTCGTCTAAAACAACACCCGATAAACTTCTACCTCTCAAAGCCATCGCATTTTCTGTTCCTTTCAACTCAATCGTTGATCCATTTATTAATTCAATTCTCAAATCTGTCTCATTTTTAGATTGTACCCAAATCTTAGGAACTAATCTCTTTAATTCTTTCCATGCAATATCCTTCGCCATCCTATATGTAGGGGCACAGTAAAAATACGTCTCCCCTGGCCTGTTTATCGCTCCACGAAGTAGCTCTATGCAAGAAAGGTAGGATTTTCCAAACCTTCGGCCAGCTACAAGTAATCGAAATCTTTTATTGCTGTTAAAAACTTCGCCCTGGGCATATCTTAAACTTATTTCTGGTGCGGTTTTTACAGCCATATACTAAAAAATAACAAATTTTTCAACTAATACCCCTTATTTATAGCCTAAATTGACTTTTCTAGGTTATCATTCAATTAATCACTTTATTCTGATTGAGTCCGTGGCTGAATCATGCTTATCTGGTTTCGTTCCAGAAGATTTTAAACAAGAAGCACAAGTAAAAAAGAAAAGACGTTCTAAATTTGCTTGCAATACACAGGAGCATATTCAATTTAGAAGTCAAAGATTGTATTCTCGTCAGTTAGATGGGAAGACAACAAGACAACTTGTTCTCGAACATGCAAAGATAGAAGGTATTTCAGAAACTTCTGCTTGGAGCGATTGGGGCAGGGTCAAGGTTTGGAATAACGAAGACTGGGAAAAAGACAGAGAAAATATGCTTCCTAGACTTCAAGCTATGAGAGTTAGATTATTTAACAAGGCAATATCTAAAGGACAATTACAAACAGCAGCACAAATACTCGATTCATTAGGCAAGGTTATCGGAGAGTCTGTAGAAACAGTCAATATTCAAGCACCTGAACTATCTATTAAAGTAGAACAAAAGCAGTAGTAACTCTGTATTAGTAACGAAGATATCGAGAATATATTTAAGTTCCTCGGCATGGTATATAGCACGTAACATTTGCTACACTACCCCCTAGCATATGTGCTATGCTGATGTCATAATTAACCATTTAATATGTCACTTATAGCATCACTACATGTATTATTCTGACAGCACTAATGACATCAATCGACTATAATTAAATACATAGGGAGCAATTCAGCTTTCTATCTACTTCAGGCAGAGGGGTTGAAAACCTCACCTAACGTAGCAGCACTTGCGTCACATGTACGCTAGGGAGCGTGGATTCATTCCCTAACTGAGCTAACACCTGAAGCAGTTCTAGTCTTTCCCTTTACCTCTAGGCTGATCCACTCGCGACCCTGACACCCCGAAGCCCTCTCTTAGTTACTATCTAACCTCGAGACTCTGAAGCAGTGGCAGACCAGCGTCCATAGATCAGCCTACAGGTAAAAGGAATACACTTTTATCTTTTATTCACTTATCCAAAAATTTTCGACATGACTTATGCAGTTATGACCTACAGAGGGATTGCAAACGGTTGGCAGGATGCAAGCAAAAACAACATTCGCAAGCATCAAAAAGACGCTCTTAACTATTGCGAGTTACTTGAAAAAGTAAGACCACAATATAAACACAGAGTTCAAGTGTTATGCGAACCTAGCTTGCCTTTATTTTCATCTTTGAGAATTGGCGAACCAAAAAACGAAGTTTACACACTTCCAAAAGGTCAATACTTGACAGTAAGAAAGAGAAACTTTTTTCAACGTATCGTTAGGAGGTTATTCTTCTAATGACTGAAGAAGAAACTCTTTGCTACTACGGACAATGGGAGAAGCTCGAGGAGCTTTTCCCTAATCCTTTTTATTATGATTTTGAATTTCAGGAGCAAACAAAAAATGAGAATTAAACTACAAATTATTTCTTATTGCGTTTTAATTTCTTGTATTTGTTTAACAGGTGTTGAGATTTTCAACACCTTAAACACAATACAGTCAAATTATTTATCAACTTACTCGGAGCTTTTAAATTAACCATGAAAAATTGTTCTATCCCTGAAGCTCTCAGAGGTCTTGTAATAAAGACAAAATATCTAGGAGCTACTGACTATAGGCAAGCAAGGATTAAAGCTTCGCATTTGCGTGAAGATGGAGTTACATATAGTAAAACCATTGAAAAAGACTTTGATCTTGAACCATCAGAAAATGCTTTTAATGCGGCTCAGGAATTAGTCAAGTGTTGGCCGCTTGCAGAATACCACCCAAATATGAAAATAGTTTCTATGGGTTGGGATTATGCAAATTATTATTTTGTAGTTATTTAATCATGAGCCACTTAATAAAACATTACATCGAACACAAGAAGCTTATTCCAATGCTTCTTGAGTTCGGTTGGATTGTCAGGAATGACACATGGACAGACTGCCCTTTAGAAACTCAAAAAATTTTTAAAGAGTGGCACAAGTCAGCCTATGGGGAATAAATTTCCCCATTTTCCTAAAAAAAATTCATTTATCCTAAAAAAATCATGCCAGTAATGAAAGCAAAAAAAGCTCAAATTAAACCTGAGGAGCTAATCGTGAATGAATTAATTGAAGCGATTGAATCAGGGAGAGGTAAAAATTTATGGCGTAAAGAATGGTCAGTTAAAGGCGGCTTCAGGAATGTCTTAACAGGCCATGAGTATCAAGGCTCTAATCCTGCTCTTTTATGTTTACAAAGTTCAATTAGGGGTTGGCACCTACCTCTATTTATAGGGGCAGGTCAGGCACGTTCCATAAATTGTTTACCAAAAAAAGGTTCAAAATCTGCTCGAATTTTACAACCACTTTTGAGAGAATTTGAAACTAAAGAACTTGATGAGAATGGAGACGTTAAAAAAGGTCAGTATATGAGCTATAAATGCGTTCCAGTATTCAATGTTCAGGACATTCGTGGATTAGATGACGAAGCATCAAAAAAATTAGAAAAGCTAATTGATGATGCGGTTCTAACTTCAAAGCCTAGAGATTTAGATGTGAGAGTTAAAGAAGCTCATGATCGTTTATTCCAATGGGAAAAAGAAGTTACCACTATCAAAGGTGGAGATCGTGCATACTATCGTGAATCAAGTGATGAAATAGTCGTTCCAAAACGCTATAACTTCAAAAATGACGAATCTTATTTATGTACATACGCCCACGAATGTATTCATAGTACAAAGCATAAATCAAGGTTAAATAGAAACAATCTTTCTTATGCAAATGAAGAATTGGTTGCTGAGTTGGGTGCATATATCGTATGTAACCGCCTTCAGATTTCTAATTTAGATACTATGAACCACGCAGCTTATTTAGAAAGTTGGTGTCCAATGCTTAGAAAAGATCCAAAGATCTTATTTAAGTCATTAGCTAACGCTAGTAAAGCTGCTGATCTTGTAATTGGTGAGCAATAAGCTCACCTTTTCTTTTTAATTTTTAATTGACATCTTGTTAAGATTAAAAACTCATAAAGCTGTTTATCAGGAATTTTTAAAGCCTTGGTTGTTAAATCGTTCCAATCTTTAGGGGACAAAGCATCAAGGTTGTAAGGATCGTAGTTTAAATTTTGGATCGAGAGAACATGATTCTTAATTAGACTCATAATAGACTTATTGTAACACTATTAATATATCATACTTTGATTGACAATAACATCATATATACACTAATATAAATATTAAGTTCACTTATCCTAAGAAACTTATGCCTAACTGGACATACAACAGAATAAGAGTCAGAGGTGATGACTCTGAAAAAATACAAGAGATTAAAAAACTTTTTGAAGGAAAAAATCCTTTTCATGATTTAATTCCTGAACCTGATTGGACTGTAACTCCCTTAACTAAAGAGTATGCAAAGTCTTATTCTTTTTCCGAACCAAAAGGTCAGATTGGAGAATTGCCTGTACAACCCGATCCAAAGAAAAAAAAATGGGATTGTCCTAAGTTCGCATCTACTGGTAGGCAAGATGATCGCTGGTATGACTGGAGAACTACACACTGGGGAACTAAGTGGACTGCGTGTGATCTTAAAATAACCCAAGATGATGGAGACTTTCTTGAAATAACTTTCAATACTGCATGGAGTCCACCTGAACCAATAGTTGATGTTTTACGCTCCAAATACGAATGTAAAGATGGTGATTCTTATGATAATGGTAAATATCTTTCAATCTCATGGTTATATGAATTGGAAGGAGAAGAAGGTGTGGGGTATTTATAATGTCCCACCTAATAAATGATGAAATTCTTGAAAGACTTTACGAAGAAGTTAAAGAAGAATTTCCTAACGCTTTAGAACCTTTTGTTATCGCAGAAGTACAAAAACGATTTGAGGAGATGAGTTAATGAACATAACAGAATCAAGAGATGAAGCATTTGAAGCAATAGCTGAGATGCTACGTTCCAATGTTAAGAAAACTAAGATAGCTAGTAAGTTGGCTGCTGATTATTGCGTAAGTGATAAGACAGTTTACAAGTGGATCTCCAGAGTGGAGGAAATGTACGATATCACTCCAATAGAGTCAATTCTTCAACAGCAGAAGGTAGAGCTAAAAACTGAGATATATCAAGATCTTATCGAAGACTACCATGCTGCTAAAGATAATGATGATCACGAACTTAGAAGAAAAATTGGACATATTTTAAATAATACTTACCTTAAAAAAATTAATTTCAACTGAGAATTTCGCTAGCGAATTATGATTGACAAGATTATATGTCCCAAAATCCTGATCTATTCGATCATACTTGTATCATGCTTGATGATACTTACATTAAGGATTGGTGGGAGTGTAATGGAGAATACTTTGATGACTTCGATACACCTTATATGGAGATTACAAAATGAACAAAGATCAATTTATTGAAGAAATTTACGAAATCGCTTTTGGTGATAATGCTATTAATCGCAACTTTAAATATGAAGAAGTAATTGCTGAATTAAAAAAGTTTAGTGATGAAG